TTTTGTTTATGATGCTTTGACTAGAATACAAGATGCAGATACAGCAAAAAACACTATGGAAGTACCGTTTAGGTTTTATCCTTGTTTGACTGCTGGATTAGCATATTATCTAGCTATGAAAAAAGCACCTGAACGTGTTCAGCTTTTAAAAGCTATGTATGAAGAAGAGTTTGAAAGAGCATCAGCAGAAGATAGAGATCGTTCTAATCTATCATTAACCCCTAGCAGTACATATTATGGTTTTGTATGAGTAGGTTTGCATTAGGAAAAAAATCAAAATTTATATCAGATAGGTCTGGGTTTGCTTTTCCTTATCGCGAAAGAGTTATGGAATGGAATGGTAATTTAGTTCATAGATCTGAGTATGAACGTAAACACCCACAACTAACACCTAGAAAGCCACCTTTTGAGCCACAAGCTTTACATCAACCACGACCACAAGAAACGGATGATAATAGTAAATTTATTATATACACCAATACTGATAAGGGTATACTAGGTGCTGAATTAACAACATTTAGTGCTACAACTTCATTAGGTACTGTAACGGTGAGTGTGTCATGAGTTTTACATTAACAACATTAACACAATCAGTCAAGGACTGGACTGAAAATGATGAGTCTACTTTTGTAGCAGAAATACCGTTTTTTATTAAAAATGCAGAAGAAAGAATATTTAAAACAGTAGATTTAGATTATTTTAGAAAAAATGTAACTGGAACAACGACTGCTAGTAATAAGTTCTTACAGAAGCCAAGTGATTATTTAGCTACTTTTTCTTTATCTTTTGTAAACAGTAGTGGCGAAAATGTGTTCCTTTTACAAAAAGATGTTAATTTTATACAAGAATATAATCCCGATCCTACTGTGACTGGAAACCCTAAATATTACGCACAGTTTGATGTTAGTAATTTTATATTAGCCCCTACTCCAAGTAGTGCCTTTGCTGTTGAGTTACATTATTATTATCGTCCAGCTTCACTTACTACCGATGATAGTGGAACAACTTGGATTAGTACAAATGCACCAGATGCCTTGTTATATGGTACGTTAATGGAAGCGTATACGTTTATGAAAGGTGAAAAAGACGTGTTGGATTTATACAATGGTAGGTTTTTAGAATCTCTTTCAAGACTTAAAAATTATGCAGAAGGTAGAAATTATTCTGATTCATATCGAGAAGGCTTAGTTAGACAAAGGCAAACATGAGTAAAACTAAAAGCGTTGCTATTGTCGGTCTTGGTAATAGCTTCAGTGAATTTGTTCTTGCTAGAGTAAGAAGTGAAAAATTTGATGAAATATGGGCTATCAACGCCATGTCTGGTGTTATTTACCATGATAAATGCTTTATGATGGATCCTGCTTCTAGGTTTTTAGATACACCTAATGCTGGGAAACAAACAACTATTATGGCTGATAGACTTAAAGCTAAACTAAACATACCTATTTTTTCTTGTTCTTTAGATAAAAGATGCCCTGATGTTGTTGAATATCCGTTACAAAAAGTATTACAGAAAACAAAATATGCTTATCTTAACAATACTGTTGCCTATTCTCTTGCTTACGCCATTGCCGAAGAGGTTACTGAATTACATTTATACGGTATAGACTTTACACATAAAGCAGTTAATTTTGCAGAAGCTGGAAGGGCTTGTTGTGAATTTTGGTTAGCAATAGCTATATCAAAAGGTATAAAAGTAAACATAGCCCATAACTCAAGTCTATTAGATACTAATGTTCCAGATGATCAAAAACTATATGGCTACCATAGATTAGAAGACCCAATAGTTTCAACTGTTACACAAGGTAGTATGCTGATTACAAAAAAATCTAAACTACAACCCCCAGAACCATTGGATGCTACACCTAATTTATTAGGTAGAGAAGATATTCCTGGTGTCACCTACGAGGAAAAATAATGGAAGATTTTATCGGTAGATATGAATGCACTAATGAGTTGTGTGATAGACTGATTGTTTTTTATAATGAGCACAAACAATATCACACATCAGGTATTATTGGTTCTAATTATAAAGATCCCGACTTTAAAGAATCAACTGATTTAATGATACACAGAGAAAATGCACAGATACCAGTGATTGAAGAATATCTTAATCATTTACAAAAATGTGTCGAAGATTACATGAAAACATATCCTTACTTAAAAAAACTTTACAAGTTTGGATTATTAGAACCTTTTATTATACAACACTATAAAGTTGGTGGAGGTTTTAAAAAAGATCACTGTGAAAGAGTGGGAACATTTGATTTTACTATAAAAAGAGTTTTAGTATTTATGACATATTTAAATGATGTATCTGATGGTGGAACACATTTTACTTGTTATAATTCAGTTGAAAAAGCAGAAAAAGGCAAAACCATAATATTTCCTGCAGACTGGACTCATACACACAGAGGACAAATATCAAACACACAAGAAAAAACAATAGCTACTGGATGGTTAAGCCATGAATGGGACGCAATATAAAGGAGAAACAAATGTTTAATGTAGGTGTATCACAAACTGGTAATGTAAATGTTATGACATCAGATAAAGGTGGCTTAACAAACGAACAAATATCAGATTTAGCTGTTGATAAAATAGTTAGCATATCAGATCAAGCACCTCCACATATAAGGCAACAAGCAAATCAATTTAGAGAACATCTCAAAAAAGTACTCTACCATTATTTGCTCTTGGCAAGAAAGGAAGAACGAGCTAGTATAGTTCAAGCTTTACGATCAAGTGGTCAAAAAGAAACGGCTGAATATATAAGGAGACTCTAATATGGCTATAGCACAAGCAATGTGTACCTCTTTCAAACAAGAGCTCTTAGTAGGGACACATAATTTTACAAACTCAAGTGGAAACACATTTAAGTTAGCATTGTATGCAGAGGGTAGTGGTGGCAAATCATCTACAACAGCAACATTAGGTGCGACAACAACTGCTTTTACTACAACTGGTGAAGTTGCATCTAGTGGAACATATGCTACTGGTGGTGGTTCTTTAACAAATGTTACTCCAACTACCTCTGGAACAACAGCGTTAACAGATTTTGCTGATTTAAGTTTCACAACTGCAACAATTACTGCAATGGGAGCATTGATTTATAATAGCTCTGCTAGTAACAAAGCTGTTTGTGTATTAGATTTTACAACTAACAAAACATCAACATCTGGAACATTTACTATACAGTTTCCAACTGCTGACGCTTCAAACGCTATAATTCGTATAGCATAAAGTAAACCGTCATGGCTAACGGTTGGGGTCAAGGCACTTGGGGTGCTGTCGGTTGGGGAGGTATAGGTAATACTTCTTTTGCTGTAACTGGCGTTGCAGGAACAACTGCCGTCGGTGATGAAGGTGCAACAGGTGGCTCAACTGTCGTAGAAACTGGTTTATCAGCTACTGGCTCTGTCGGAACGGTAACTGCTTTTGCTAACTTCCAATTTGCTGTAACTGGCATATCTGCCACAACTGCCGTAGGCAATGTTCTTCCTAAAATACCAATAACTGCTGTAGTCACTGGCGTATCTGCTACTACTGGATTTTTAACTGGTTGGGGTAATGATGGTTGGGGTGCTGGAGTTTGGGGTGGTGGTGTCGCCGCTCTTCCTGGACAAGATATTGTTCCAACTCCTGCTGTGGCTACTGGTGCTGTAGGAACAGTTACCGTCACTGGTACTGGTATTTTTTCAGTAACTGGTAATGCAGGAACTACTGCTTTAGGTGATGCACTTGCTGGAGCGGGAGCTAGAGTTGTTGAAACGGGACTTGTTGGTACAATAGGGTTCGGTGATGAGTCTGTTGTAGGTACTGCATTAGTTTCACCTACTGGTGTTGCTGGAACAACAACATTAGGTGCTGAGTTTATTACAACCACAACTGGAGCACCAGTAACAACAGTTTTAGGAACAACTGCACTTGGATCTGAAACGGTTACGGCAGATGCTAATACAGCAGTGACATTGGCAGGATTAACCATTTCATTAAATGATGTTGCAATATCTGCTAATTGTGTGTTATCTTTAACTGGAGTTAGTGGAACGGGATCCACTGGTGAAGAACAAGTTTATAGTTTAATTGAGCCAGACCAACTGGCAAATTGGCTTGAAAGGGTGGCATAATGGCAACATATGTAAATAATCTAAGATTAAAAGAAATAACTACTGGTGATGAATCCGGAACTTGGGGTACATCAACAAACACAAACTTAGAATTAATAGGTGAAGCATTAGGTTTTGGTACAGAAGCCATAACTACAAATGCTGATACACACACTACCACAATAGCTGATGGCTCGGCAGATGAAGGTAGAGCTTTATATATTAAGTATACTGGTACATTAGATTCTGCATGTACAATAACCATAGGTCCAAATACTTTAAAAAGAGTTCACATTATTGAGAACGCAACAAGTGGATCACAAAATATAATTATATCACAAGGTTCTGGAAATAATGTAACGATAGCACCATCTACTACCAAAGCAATTTATTTAGATGGAGGTGGCAGTTCAGCTAATGTAGTAGATGCTTTTAATACTCTTGCTTTAGCTAGTCCAACTTTAACTGGTACACCAGTCGCACCAACTGCTTCAGCAAACACTAATACAACTCAAGTAGCCACAACTGCTTATGTACAAACAGAGTTAGGTCATCTGTTAGTGTTAGAAGCAGATGCAAGTAACGATGATCCAGTAGCTGGAGACTTTACAAACGGAGCAATACTGGTAGGACAATTCTAGGAGTTATAAATGCCAAAAATATTCGGGTTGGATTCTAGCACAGTTAGACAAATAACAAAGCTATTTGCTCTTGACGGAGCAACACCTCGTAGGGTTAAAAAACTATTCGGTAACGACGGTGGCACAATAAGACTTATATTTGAAGATTTTTCAACATTTACAGTTTCAGGTACATCAAACTTAATTCAGTCACCAGTAAATGAGGTAGTAGATTTTGGTGTACGAGATGATTTTAACGCAGGAGGTGTAGATGTAAGTGTCAATACTCCTGGAAGTGGCGATGCAAGTAATGTTGGTAGTGTAAGTGGTTTGTCTATTGATGTAGACAGTAGTCATACTTTTACAACAACTGGTGATTCAAATTTAAGAAGTCCTGGTGGTGCAACATTAACACAGTTTCCTTCTGGTCCTTTTTCACAACCTCCAACTAATAGAATGTTTTTACCAACAGACCCAACAATTCCTGGTCTTTCTCCAGGTCAACCAGGACCAGCAAGAGAAAACGACTTTGCACAAGCTATAGGTTTTCCTAACGGTCCAGCTTTTTCCTCAGGATCTTATATAACTATAAATGGCTCACAAGAATTTGGTAGCTTTTCACCTCGACCAGATGGACTTTACATTAGAAACTTTCCTAATAGTGTAAGAATAGAAGTGTTTAGTTCAAATCAAGGAAGAATTGTATCTGCGGCGGCGAATACTATTGGTCCAATCAGAATCGCTGGAGGTCCACAAGTTACCGTTACAAGTACTGGTCGAAGAGCAAGAGTTCAAAACGGTACTGGATTTACATTTAATGTGACTGGTGGTGGTTTGACGGCTGGAGGTAATTTTGCAACTGGTAATCTTTCAAGTGGTGCATCAACAGCTTTTATTACTGCTAACAGCACGAGTGAGGCATGGACTCTGACAGGAACTGTTATAAAAGATCCTGCAACATTTAGTATATCAAACGCAGATGGTAGCATAACTGTTAGTGGTACTTTTGCTGATGGAGAAACAGCATCAGATGCAAGAAACAGAATACAAGCGGCTCTAAATGCAGATAGTACATTTCAAGGTAAATTTAATACTGGGGTAGATCAAGATAAAACAATTAGTGGTGTTTCTCATAAAGTGGTTACTTTTACAAGTGATAGTGCAGAAAACACAAGTGATTTTTCTATTACAATAACACAAAATACTGGCAGTAATACGACTGGATATTCAGCTACAACAACACAAGGTGCTGTAGAAAGTTTACAAACAGCAGTACAAGTTGTTAGAGAGGTTGAGGGTAGCCAAGTATCTTCAACCAAAAACGTATCAAGTGAGGCGGATACAGATACAGCAGGAGCCGAGGTTGCAACTTTAGGTACTGATATAACCTATGACTCTTCTACTAATAAACTAAAGGTTCAAGACCAAGAAGCGACTGTGAGTGTTTCAAATGCGGGATCACTAGGCTTTTCTAAAGATTAATTATGTTAAGGAGGAAACATGAGTCTGGCACAACAATTCGATTATAAAGACGTTAAATTAGATAATGCAAAATACGATTTTTGGCACTATCCAAACGCAATACCAAAAGAAACTTGTGATGAAATTATAAGGTTTGCCGAAGGTCAATGGCAAGAAGCAGGAGTTGGTGGAGAAAATATTACTGGTAGAAATGTCAGAAAAGAAATAAGAGACTCAAAAGTATGTTGGTCTAGATGTCCTAATTTGTATGACATGGTTTGGTCTTACGTTAATAATGCTAATGAACAAGCAATGTGGAAATTTCAGCTTGATTGTGCTCAAGCAATGCAAATTACTAAATATGAAGAGGGTGGGTTTTACGAGTTCCATAAAGACGGTAACGGATTTACAAGAGATGTGGCAAGTAAAGAATCTGAATCTTATAATAAGACTAGAAAATTATCCATGACAGTAGTTTTAAACGAAGACTATGAAGGTGGAGAGTTTGAGTTTTTTGAAGATAATCAACTAATTAAAGAAAAAAGAGGAACTGTTATCGTTTTTCCATCATATATATTACATAGAGTACGACCTGTCACAAAGGGGATTAGATATTCTTTAGTTGTTTGGTTTTGTGGCGAACCGTTTATATAAATAGGACAATGATAGACTTCAACTTTCCAGTTTTACATTCGGCATTTGAACAACATGCAGATTTAAAAACAAGCATATTAGATGCTATTAATAATCAAGAAGAAAACAGTTTAGAAAAAACAGAAACTTATCATTGTCCAAAATGCGAAGACAGAGTAACAGCAGAAGTAGGATTTAGTTGCACACAGAAAGATTGCCTCTGTGAATGTTATACTTATAACATATCACGTGTAGATTGGAATAATGCAAAAGATACAGAAAGATTGTGGGTTAAAATATTTGGTCCGCCTTTTATGAATCATCTTGACAAAGAAATGTCAAAAGTAAATCTTATGCAACCACAAATGATAAACATATGGTTTCAACAATATACAAAAAAAGGTTCTCATGGATGGCATACTCATGGGAATAATTTTACTGGAGTTTATTATTTAGAACTAAACAGTTGCTCACCAAGAACACAACTAGTAGAGCCCATGAATTTAAATATTAAAGAAGTTGATGCAAAAGAGGGTGATATAATAATATTTCCTGCTATGTATATACATAGGTCGCCTATGATGCAATCAGATAAAACAAAAACAATTATCTCTTTTAACTTTGATTGTGCAACAATAGATATTGAGACACAACTTAAATTAAAAGAACTATATGGGTTTTAACAAAAGGATATCAAATGGAAGTTAAGGTATATGATAATTTTTTACCAGAAAAAGTTTTTAACAAAATAGTCAAAACAGTTAAAGAACCAACTTTTGGTTGGTGTTATAATGAGACAGTTACATATAGTGCAATAAATAGAGCGGACATGGCAGAAAAGGACGATAACTTTTATTTTGCACACATATTGTATGATTGGGGTGCTCCTCAATGCCCTCATTTTAACGAAATATTTAATGATATGGAAGGCTACATGTTTGAAAAAGCCAATATTGAAATAAAAGCTGTTGTAAGAGTTAAATGTAATTTATACACCAGAACTGAAAAAATTATACAACATCAAATGCACGTTGATTATGAATATGACCATACTGCTTGTTTATTTTCATTAAATGATTGTGATGGTTCTACAGTATTTGATAATGGACAAAAGATAGAGAGTGTTGCCAATAGACTTATTGTTTTTAATGGTAATCAAAAACATGCTTCAACATCATGTACAAATCAAAAATCTCGCATTAATATAAACTTTAACTTGTTGTAGGGAGAAAAAAATGGACGGATCAAGTACTGTAGTTAACACATCGCAAAGGTTTAAAGATTATAACTATGTATTTGTAAAAAATCTTATATCAAAAGAATTAGCAGAATATCTCTACAGATACACCCTACTAAAAAGTAAAGCGATAGAAACAATGGTATTAAGGGGGTTTATCGCCGCAGATAATTTTATTGGTAGTTATGCTGAAGGTCAAGTTCCTGGAAGTTTTGGTGCATACGGTGATTTTGCTATGGAAAGCTTATTGAATGATTGTACAAGCAAAGTTGAAAAAGCTACTGGTTTAAGTCTTATTCCGACATACTCATATCAAAGAACATATGTACAAGGCAATGAATTAAAAAGACATAAAGATAGACCAAGCTGTGAAATATCTGCAACACTTTGTCTTGGTTACGATTATAGTAATCAACCAAAAGGTTATAATTGGGGTATGTATGTAGAAAAATCTGGAGAGGTAGGTTTAGAAGGTAGAGAAGTATGCTTAGAACAAGGTGATGCTATTATTTATAGAGGTTGTGATATTGAGCATTGGAGAGATGATTTTAAAGGTATAAATCAATCACAAGTTTTTTTACATTATAATGATATTAACGGACCGTTTCAGAAAAACAATTTATTTGATACAAGACCTATGTTAGGATTACCAGCAAAGTTTAAAAAACATCAGGATCAGTAATATGCCTTTAACTAGTATAAAATTTAGACCAGGAATCAATAGAGAAATAACTTCTTATTCTAATGAAGGAGGTTTCTTTGATTGTGAAAAGGTAAGATTTTATACTCAGTTCCCAGAAAAAATAGGTGGTTGGGTTAAACAATCTGATAATACTTATTTAGGCACAGCAAGAGCATTGCATAATTGGATTGCTCTAGATGGTTCTGATTTATTGGGAGTGGGAACACATCTAAAATATTATATTGAAGAAGGTGGTCAGTTTAATGATGTTACACCAATCCGTAAAACATCAACAAATACTATAACTTTTTCTGCAACAAACGGCTCATCAACTATAACTGTTACAGACACTAGTCACGGAGCTGTTGTAAATGATTTTGTAACAATATCAGGTGCAGTCAGTTTAGGTGGTTTAGTTACAGCAAGTGTGCTTAATGCAGAACACCAGATTACAAAAGTAGTTAATGCTAATTCTTATGAAATAGTTGTTAGTGTTACAGCAAACTCATCTGATACTGGTAATGGTGGATCTGGTGTTGATGGTGTTTACCAAATTAATGTGGGCTTAAACACTACAGTCGGTGGTAACGGTTGGGGTGCTGGAGGTTATGGTGGTGTCAATGCAGACTTAACCACTTTTGGTTGGGGTGACCCAGCGAATAGTGGAACTTTACAAGAAATTAGATTATGGACACACGATAATTTTGGTGAAGATTTATTAATAAATCCCCGTGATAGTGGTATTTTTGTTTGGGATAAGAGTAATGGGTTAAGCACACGAGCCGTCAATCTAACAAGTCTGTCTGGAGCAAGTGATGTACCCACAATAGCAAAACAAGTACTTGTATCAGATATTGATAGACATGTTATAGTGTTTGGTGCTAATACCATAGGAACATCTACGCAAGACCCCTTACTAATACGTTTTGGCTCACAAGAATCCTTAACTGATTTTACACCTGATACAACAAATACAGCAGGAGATTTACGTTTAAGTAGTGGATCTACTTTTATACAAGCAGTAGAAACTAAACAACAAATACTTGTTTTTACTGACAGAAGTTTATTTAGTATGCGATTTATTGGTCCACCATTTACTTTTGGTTTACAAGAGTTATCTAAAAACATAACTATAATGAGCCCAAATTCTGCTGTAGCTGTTGATGATATTGTGTTTTGGATGGGAAAAGAAAACTTTTATATCTATACTGGTAGAGCTCAACAAATAGCTTGTACTGTTCGTGATAAAGTTTTTCTTGATTTTAACTTTTCACAAAGTGATAAGGTTGTAGCTGGAGTAAATTCTCAATGGTCAGAGGTATGGTGGTTTTACCCTTCTGCAGATAGTGAAGAAAACGATAAATATGTTATTTATAATTATGCTAATCAAACATGGTATTATGGAACATTATCTAGAACAGCTTGGCATGATAGAGGGATAAGAAGGTTTCCAATAGGTGCAGGATCACAATATTTATTCAATCATGAAAACGGTAATGATGATGATGGTTCTGCAATGACAGCTTCTATTGAATCAAGTCAAATTGATATAGGGGATGGATATCAATTTACATTTATCAAACAACTAATACCAGATATTACTTTTGAGGGTTCTACTTCCACTACTGGCAATCCAAATGCTACCTTTACATTACAAGCAAGAAATGGTCCAGGAAGCACTTATTCAACTAATTCTAGTGGCACAAGTACAAGAACAGCAACAACTCCAGTAGAACAATTTACAGATCTAATTAATGTCAGATTACGAGGTAGGTCTTTTAATATGAAATTAGAATCTACAGAACAAGGAGTGGCTTGGAAATTAGGCACACCAAGAGTAGACATCAGACCTGATGGTAGGCGATAATGTCTAGTCGTGACATTGTACCACCAAGATTACCACAACCGAATGGTGAGTTGTCTATTGAATATATGTATGATTTAGTTGCTACATTAGATTTTTTTATTCAACAGCAACAAAATCCAGGAGAAGGTAGAAATACAAAATTAGTTTTTACAGCTCTTCCAACAAGTGATGTAGGTTTAGAAGAAGGAACCTTGTATAGAGTTGGAAATGATGTTAAGGTATCTTTGTTGAATATAGCAGGAGTTAATGGTAATAGTTCAACTATGACATTAGGTTCTGTAACAGTCTCAGTTTCATAACTGACTGCACACTTGTATAAAAGTTTTTAATCTGTTAAGATGGTGATATGAGTATTGCAAGTCTTTCATATGATGTAACAAACGCCAACCCAATCGGTTTAGCTACTTTAGAAAATGCTTCTAAAATGTTAGCTGACTTTGGTCGTAATGGTGATACGTATGTAGTTCACGCTAAAGAGGGTGAAACTGTTATACCTATGGAAGTATTGGATAATAATCCAAGACTCAAGGATATGTTATTCCAACAAATGCGTGATTTGGACTTAGATCCTTATCGTTATATTGTTGGTAATGAATTAAACTCTATAAATCCTGATACTGGTCAACCCGAGTTTTTTATCAAAAAACTATTTAAAGGTTTGAAAAAAGTAGTCAAAAAAATTGCACCAGTAGTTTTACCTATCGCCGCTCCATTTTTACTACCTTCAATGCCTTTGTTTTTATCCACTGGTATCGGTACATTAGCAGGAGGTTTAGTTGGTGGTCAAAAACCACAAGATGCTTTGCGTAATGCTATTATATCAGGTGGTTTAGCTGGATTAGGTAATATGGCATTTGGTCAAGGTGGATTTACTGGTAGTGCTGTAGATGCAGGATTAGTAAGTGCTCCTCAACCAACAGTGACTGGTGGTGCAATTGAGAAAGGTTTTCCAACTGGATTGCAAACACAACAAGATACTGGGATATTGCAAACACTTAAAAAAGGTGCTGGAGATGCAGTTGACTCAGTAAGCAGTTTTTATGACAAATACATATCACCAAGCCGTGAAAGCATACAACCAACATCAAAGGAGATTGGTGAAGCTCTTACAAAAGAAGCAAAAACTTTTGCAGAATCAGAAAAAATAAGAAAAGATATATTTGAAAAAGCTGGATTAAAATTTACTCCTGGAGAGTTTAAACCAGACCTTAAAGCAGTAAAAGAAAGTCTAGCTCCTAGTGCTTTCCAAAAATTTGCTCCAGTAGGTGGTTTGACTGCACTAGGTTTATACGGATTAGATAAAGCTGGATTACCAATATTTACAGCAAAAGAGCAAGAGATGGGTCCAGGAATGCCAACTGGTTTAGATTTACTAGAAGCCGATCCGGATAGGTTTAAGTTTGCAGATTTTTATGGTCAAAATCCATACTATAAAGATAGAATGGCTATCGGTGAACCAGTTAGAGGAGCAGATGGTGGAGAAATAGTTGGTCCTGGAACACCAACCTCTGATTCAATCCCAGCAATGTTAAGTGATGGTGAGTTTGTTATGAACGCTAGAGCAGTTAGAGGTGCTGGAGGTGGCGATAGAAAACAAGGTGCAAAACGTATGTATCAAATGATGAAAAAGTTTGAGAGGGTAGCATAATGGCAGAATCACAAACCGTTATACAAAGGGAAGCCCCTGAGATAGAAGCCTATAAACTGGGGTTGATGGAACAAGCTAAAGCTTTAGCAGGAACTGCTCCTACGCCCGAACAACTTGCTAAATTAAGTCCTGAACAACTTGGTTTATCTAGCATACAACAAGACTTAGTTGATCGTGCTACTGAGGGTATTGGTGATTATCAGCAGTATTTAGATGATGCTGGAGCTGGATTAGGTACAGCAGGACAAACACTCACTGGTGCTTTAGGTACTTTAGATACTGGTATGGGTACATTAGATACTGGTTTAGGAACAATAGATAGAGCTGAAACTGCTGGAGGGTTGTCTACTGGAATATTTGATCCTAGCATGACGCAACAGTTTATGAATCCCTATCAAAAAGCAGTAACTGAATCAGCGTTAGCACAATTAAATAAACAATTTTTAGAACAACAAGCCCAAAGGGGAGCAGGAGCTGTAGGTGCTGGAGCGTTTGGTGGCTCTCGTCAAGGTGTTCTAGAAGGTATAGCACAACGTGAATTAGGTGATGTAGCAAGTAGAAGAATATTTGAAGACTTAGCTAGAAACTTTGGTCAAGCACAACAAACAGCTATGACATCGTTTGAAAATCAACAAAGACGTCAAGCTAATCAAGCTTCTTTGTTAGGGCAACTAGCACAACAACAAGCAGGGATAGCAGGACAACAAGCAGGAATCGCAGGACAACAAGCTGGGATTGGTTCACAACAAGGTCAATTAGCTATGCAACAAGCTGGATTAGGTGAATTAGCACAGAATATGGACTTGAAAGAGTTACAAGCATTACAAAGCATAGGTGGTATTGAACAAGCACAAAGACAAGCTGATGAACAAGCAAGACTAGCTGGAGAAAGGTTTGCTTTCTTAGAGCCTCAACAAAGACTAAGTTTTTATAGCGATATATTAAGAGGTGTACCAAGTACACAAATACAAACTTTATCTGGTGCTGGAACTCCACAAGTACCTATATTTCAACAAGCGTTAGGTGCTGGAATCACTGGTCTAGGTTTATATGGTGCTGGAAGTAAATTGGGGTTATTTTAATGAATGTATTACAAAGACGTATGTTTCAAATGCCTAAAACAAATGAACCGATGGGTGGTATTACGTCGGGACTTGATGAAGCTGAGGCTGTTGAATCAACTGAGGCTCTCGGTGGAATCGCGTCTGGTATTGAAACACTTTTTCAAAACATTGATAATGCGGAAAATCCAAAAGAAATTATGGACGCTATCAGAGGTGATGAAGCCTCGGTGGAGGAG